AAATCGTAAGTTCTTATCTACAAAGTAACTTGATTCGCTAAATGTTATTGGTATATACAATAGATTACCAAAGCGGTCAAGTAAGACCATACGGCTATCATGACGGCCTAAAAAGCGCAGGGCTGTAATAAGATTCATGTTGTTGAAATCTTGACCAACAAATCGCATACTGTGTTTGCGTGCTAATGAATTTGTGACATTCTTTGGTCGTGAAATATTGATACTTGTCGCACCACTGTTAATTGATTCACCTAATCGTATAGCCAAATCTGTTGTACGCAATCCTACATCTATTGGTTGGCCGAGTTTAACTTGACGGCCTGTAAATCCAATGCCGTTGAGCGACTTTCCTTTCATGTTACGAAGATTAACCAACACACCGTATGTTGCATCTTCAATCTTGTTAGGCAACAAGCGTTGGTATGAATTATCTGCGTTGTAAATGAGCATGGGGCTGTTAGAGGCGGAAATTAAATCATCAGCAAAGAAAGGTGCTGAAAGTGATGAATGGCCGGGTTTATTGTTATGCGTCAATTGCACATAAGATTCTCCTTCTACGATTTGATAATTCCTTTCGGGCATAACTTGTAATGTACGAGTATTTTTCTTTTCTATAATCACCTTTGCTTTTGGTGATTTTTGTAGGCTCATACGAGCATGATGAATAGCATTATCCACAAACACAGGCTTACGAACATGTGACATAATTTCATCAGCATCAGTGTTATACCGACCAGTTGGATTTGTAAGAACGGTCATTCAATACCATCCCCAAATTCTTCTCTTAATTCCGTTTGGCGTGATTCCTTGAGAAAAGCCCATGCTTTTTTCATGGGTAATTTTTTGTCCTTTGGGGTCTTTTCCTCAAATTCACGAGCCAACTTTGGGTGTTTCGCATACATGAAACGCCTTTGGGCTTGACTCACGAATGGCACATGACCTCACCACTTTACTTTATCAGCCCAATATGCGGCACTCATTTTACCACGATTGATATTTTTGGCGTGGCGAGCCTTGAAAGATTCTCGTCGCTTACGGTATGATGATGATTCACCTTGCTTCTTTGGTGAACCGCTTACACCCTGTTGTCCAAATCTAATTGTTTTGACTTGATTTCCTTCTTTAGCCACAACTACATGTGACTTTTTAGGATGGTTGGGGGTGCGCTTGGGCTTGTTAAAACCGCTTACGCCAGCACGAGCAAGGCGTGGGTCACGCTTACTTTCTTTGAGAAGCATCCATGCGTCATTCATTGGATTCACGAGGCATCACCACTATGGTCATTTGAATTGTAGGTTACATCTCCTTTATGGCCTTTTGGATGGAGAGATTGCGAAAAGCGGGGCTGTACATTGAAATCCATGCGCTCTTGTTTGTTTTCACCTTCTTGATGAGTACGCCTTCTTGGTGCATCCGACCTGTAATGTTCAAGTGTATTTTCACTCATAACTACACGAGTAACTTCATTGTCTAATAATGATGAATCAAATGTAGTTGTTTCTGTACCGATAATTTTTGGCCCTGTACTTTCGGGTGCGCTATCACTGGTTGAAATATCCATGACATACAACGGGGCGTATGGTGGATTAGTATCGGGATTAGTGCTACGAATATAATATCCATCACCTGCACGCCCATTGCTTACTTCATATAAGTACATACCGTATTTTCCACCACCAGTAGCGGAGAAATAATTGCTACCATACTGTGGTGATGATGAATGAAGTTCATTGTTTGGCCTAAAAATCTCAATGTGATTTTTGTCCAACAAACGGACTGGTCGCATCATGTAAGTAATACGCTTGTCAGTAAGGTTAGTTTGTTGGGCTGATGCATCAAATACATTTGTTTCGTATGGGTTTGATGTAATCACACCGCTTCCAAAGCCACCCCATGTATAATCATTTAATGGTGAAACAAAGTTGCGAGTTTCAGCAAGATATGTACCACCAAGAGGATTGAAGTTTGAAGTATGGGATAACTTCATTGCACCACCTTGAGGTTGTCCAGCAAAGGACAAACTGGTGAGGTCATAATTACCAAGTGTTTGCGAACCTGCTGTATATCCGCCTTGTAAAATTACACGCTGTCCTACATTTCTGTCTGTGTGTAGGCTGTGCGCTTCTGTGTTAATTGCAATGAGGTTTTCATCAACACCCTCTATGTTTTCAGTATCAAGACCAATACGAGGACTACTGCGACTTACTGCATCCTTGTGTGGTGAATCTCCTACAACTGTTTCAACACGGTCACTTACAACTGCTTCGGGCTTGAGCAATCCATTCTCAGCAATATTAAGGCGTGCGCTAATACCACGAGGCACTTCATCGGGCTGTAATACATCATTTCTTGCTCGGATATATCCATCGTTCAATACAGGTTCAGCCGTATGATGTGATAGCACGACACCTGTTGTATGATATGGCTCATCAAGTGCGGTAAGAACATCTTCATTGAAAGCCGTTGGATAGCGCAATCCACGACCATGACCATCATCACCTACACGATGAGCATTGGTTGGGAAATATACATCAACCAAGATGTTAGCATTGTTGTTATTGATGCTGTTTGAGCGGCCACCAAAGCGTGGTACAGTAATTCCAGCACTCACACTTAGATTGCCCGATGCATCAACTAAACCTTTCATATTTACAATTGGTGTACCGCCGTTGTATATGCGCTCGTATGGTGTGTTGAGATATTCATATACATCAGCCGCATCCCACGCAGGGCGAATACCGAATCCACGAACAGGGTGACGACGCACATCCTCACCACGAGTATTACCCCACCAATCAACCAAGTAATATCCTACAGCCTCGTCAATCTTTGCGATACTCTTACCTTCACTATCGCCCCACCAATCTCGTAGTACCGTATTTTTATTGCGTAAAGTACGAACAGGACAACCGAATGGGCGAGCAACACGCATTCCATCGCTGTATCGGACTTGCCATTCGGGTTTATCCATACCAAGCATACCGCTAAAGTTTGTTTGGCGTTCCATGATACCAATTTGGGTGTTTGGATATGTAGCATTACTTAACCCATTACCACCAGCGTAAGTCCATGTTTGAGTTTCATCTTGTACAAGTGGGCCGTGTGGATAACCAACAGATGTATTTGAACCAACAATAGCAGATTCACGGTATGCACGCATTCCATACAAAGCCCATTGTGGTTTATTGTAAGGTTGGCGTAATCCAATACGATAACCAAATGGCCGAGTGCGGGTCGGGTTGCTAATAGCATCGTAGGAGGTTTTTGTAATACCGCTTGAAACTACATATGAGCCATCATCATCTTGGTCAATCCATACAGGGCCATCAAAAGTGTATTCTCGTGGATAATCCCATGCGGCTGAAACATACCCATACCCATCAAGACGGCTCACTAATGGCCCTCCACGAGAACCCGAAGGCCAAAAGTGGTTGAGCATTGATTTCGTAGTTGCATCAGCCGCATCCCATTGACCTCCTTGAGATTCAAAATTAGTAAGGACATATGGATTTCCATGAGATTCTAATGCGTTAGCAGTTCCCATACTACCTGTACCATGAGTCCATACTGTAGCACCAATTGGAATCGTAGCAGTAATATCTTCATTAACTGTAATAATTGAAGATAAATCAGTATTTACTGTATATGCTATACCTTCAATTATTATTTTGATGCCACTTCCTAAACTTGCACTTGGTGCTGTTGTGGTAATTTGCTTTGTTCCTGTATTAACGGCTAATACCTTCCTATCATCCGAACTTGAAACATTTTTGAATTTATATGGTGGCGCAGGTGTTTTACGATGGAATGCAAATGGCCCAAGACTTGCATAATATGTTGCATCATGATAATGTATAGTTTCAAAGTGTTCGGGCATACTGTTGAGTGGTTTTTGGTCAATGGCTGGACTGAGCCATGTACGGGAAGAATCGGAATAGTAAGTGTAAGGGCGACCAAGATTTGGATGCCATAGACAAAGGAATGCATCAGCCATATGCAAACTATTCGTATCACGGCTACCTTGCAAAGTCTGCGGCAAAGTGCGGGTTACAATACTCGTCAAAGAATCTTTGAAAATATCACCAGCAGGGCGGAAGTCGTATGGGCGGGTAAGGCGCAATTTCGTTCCAGCAGTTAAATTACCAGTAAAGTTTGCATTGGCAACAAAAGTGAACTGTTTTGGCTGATTCATGTTTGTAGCATCATATCCACTACGCTCGGTGTAGGTATGCGTGCGTCGTACTCCATCACTATCTGTGTATTCTAATTTGTTTCCATAGTAAGGAACTTGTGGGAATCCACGAGCATCATCAACAGTAACAGTGGTTGAAGTCCAACTTACAACTGTACAAACCGGGTTGAGGCTGATGTTCTCAAGCACCTCATGATACAGGTCGGGGTACAGGCTTGGGTAGCCTGCGAGTGTGATTTGACAAGCAATGCTACCTGCACTGGCTCGCAAGAACTCGTAGTAATTATCAAGACGATGATGATTAAGATGGCGGAATCCTACAGCGTTTGAATCATCCGGCCCTGTCTTATGTACGATACTCCAATATGGTATATTCGTAGTCATGCCGGGTGAAGCAAGCGCAAACATTTGTGGATGATATGGTAATGAGCGTCGTGTAAAGGCTGGACTTTCTGTACCCTGTACACCTAATGCGTTATACAATAGAAGTGGTGGAATGTTAGTAAATTGACTACCGAAATCGGGGTCATGGTCAAGGATGAGTTCATTGATAAACACTTCACAGCCACGCACATCAGCCGATGTTGCTTCTGCTAATACAAGCCCAAGACCACCTGTTGCTGAATCAGCCTCACGAATACCTACGACCAATGCAACTTGTTGGCTGGTTAATTCATCTCCACCGTTTTGATGGAAACCTATCAATTGCGATTTGTGAATATTTGGTTGAATGATGATTTGATATGCACCAACTTCGGCAGGGTCGGGGAAGTGATGTCGTAGCGTATAATTTGCGGCGGCTTCAAGAACAATCGTATGTCCACCTGCGGCATTGATAACACCAGCCTCACCTTCCGATGCAAGTACACCATAACCATCACTGCGAATCTTTGATTCAAACATAAGGGAGAATGCGCCACCGTGTATATCACTTGGGCCACTTGGTGTAGCGGTTAATGCACCAAATGTGTGAATTGTATCATATCCAAACAATTCATCAGTTAATGTAGTTGAAATATCACTCATGAGGTCATCCAAGTTTTGGCTTTCCATGAGTGAGGTTTCATGCGCCTTTACAGTGGCCGAGCGGATTGCACGATGCTTGTTGTATATTCCTTGATATGCTGGATGAGCAAAATGACCGGGCATCATAGCCATTGTTGGATTGACGAAATGATGACCCATACGAGGCAAAGCAAGTGGACTCATTTTAGGAATTGAGTATATGTCATGTCCAAGTGTATCTGCTAATACTAAATTGGTGAAATACATTGTATGAGCCATATCGGGGCTGTTTCCACTTACTTCGGCATGGTCACGCAATCTGCGTGCGGCAAAGAATCGTGTACTACCAGCAGGGATGTAGTATGATGGTACAACTTTGAATGATGAAATATCACCAGTAATTAAATCAGCGAAGTCGGTATCTCCTACACAACCAGTAAATGTTGAACCACTAATACCAGTAAATGAGGCTACACCACCCCTGTCCGTTGTTGGGTTATACAAACGCAAGAACTTACGCCCATCACGGATAGATTCGTTGTATAACGATGCATCAACTGTACCGCTCACGGTCAATGTTGTACCACTATATGATACAGCCGTGAGGTCATTGTTTGTAATACCGTTAGCATGAGTGTAATATGTAGGGTATCGGTGACTGTGCGTATTCCCATTCTTGGTGATGTGGAAGAAAAGAGTACGGTCATGTAACTCGTAAGATGTTTCTAATGGTGCGTTACCAGTAGCAGACTTCCAACCCTTGTAAGTTGAATCGGGGAATGCTTCGCCTGTAGCATTTTGACTAATGTGTTCCCAATTGTGGTCGCTAAATGTTCCATTAAGGCGTGGCCCTTTTGTTTCATCAGTAAATAAATGGCTGATGCTGTTACTTGAAATTGGTCGCATCATACCGCCTGTTCCCATTGTTTCATTTTGGTAGGCTTGTAATCGGTCAAATCCGCTACGAATAATGAGATTGCCGGGAATAGTATCGGGGTCGGGTAAGCGTACTTTGAGGTTAGGCTCTACACCACTACCAGCGATGGCTGGTGCTAATCCTTCGGCACTTCTGTCCGATACCGAATTGAAAGTGCGAATGATTGTGCCGAATGGTGAGCCACCCTCAATGATATGAATTTGGCCTGTATCATCTTGCACTTGCATTTCTTCAAACTGCATTTCTTCATTTGGAATTTCTAATACATTTCGTAGTTCATCGGGATGGCGAGCCGCAATTTGTGGGTGTGCTAATTCTTGTGCTTGTATAATTGGGAACATAGCACTGTTGGTTGTTTCAAATGAAAATCGGTTGATACCGTACAATTTTTCTCCCATCGTATATGCTGTTCCACCGCTTACTCGTGTAATAAAAGGTACAGCACCAAGACCACGAGCATTTACAGCAGGGAGTGAAAGATTACCACCATCCATACGCTTCCAAACAATATGCTCAACTGAGAAATTCTTTGCTGGTGAATTTTGTCGCAATTTGAAAGCGTTAGTATCACCAAGCCAATATGTTGCATCGTCACCATAACGGTCTAATTCAGCATCCGTACTTGTAGTTACATAATCAGTAATTAAATTCCGCTCAATATCAGTTGTATCTTCTAAAAAGAAACTGCCCGGACTTTCATCTAAGTCAAAGAATAAATCACCAGTTTTGGCAAAACATGGTTCTGCATTAAACAATAAAGAATCAGCAATGATTGGTGCGTGGAAATTAAAAGCGGCTGATGGAATATCACCTGTTGGTAAATCAAGTGAAGCAATCAAAGCCTCAATGTTTGGCCCACCATGAGCAGGTGCAACAAATCTATCTACACTGTGTATGCGCTCATCCCATTGTGCTGTACCAGCAAATGTAATTGCTGTGCTTGCGGCTACTGCATCACCAGTCTTTGATACGACAGCCAACCAATCTCCCATTGCTGTAATTCCATCACGGTCACGCTTTGCTACTAATGGCATTTCACTCTCGTATGAAATAACAAGGAATCCACGAGCGAATACGCCTTGAGGATGATGAAGAGAGCGTGGTACTGCATCAGCATCCGATAGGTGTAATGGAACTCTTTGGTAATCGGAATCTTCTGCTGTTTCATAAGCGGCGGCTGTGTATGTATCGTAAGTCCAAGTGTACGGAGTTGTCAATATAGTATCGGAATTAGAACGACCAGTCAATGGTGACATGGATTCGGGGCTGTTTTTCATTGGAGTAAAATGAGGTAAATGACTAAATGTACTCATGAAACTTGAGGCTGAACCATATGGCGAAAAGCCCAACATTGGATGCCAAGCACCAAGTCCAGCACCATATCCTTCACTACCTACTTTGAGTGAGTTAAGATATGAATAACGCTCACCAGCCCATCCTACAGCACCTACAGGGCGTGTACGGTCAATTGCATCAACGACACCACTAAAGTGTACATGAGTCATATGGTTGCGTGTTGAATCATTGTAGTTGTTGTAATAGTGTACACCAGCCTTACTCCATACAAATACTTTAGTTGCGCCGGGTGAAAGTGATGGCCCTGTAAGAGTAGAACCACCACATTTGTCAGCCCATGTTTGTGCATCTTCAACTACAGGCATTCCACTAATTTTATTTGGTGCAAGCCAAAATCGCACATACCATGTACCTCCACTTTCATACACTTCACGAGAATGATATGGTGCAAATGCACCACCACTACCGCTTGGTGTACGGCCATTATCGGTACGAATCCAACCACTCGCAGGTAATTGTTCTAACTGAGTTTGCTTGTTACCGCTTCCAAGTATGGCTTCAACAAATGCAGGTGATGTAGGTGAAGTTGCTAAATTTGAAAGTGTACCACCGTAGAAATATGAACTGAATGTTAATTCAACCCATCCATATCGGTCTTGACGCATTGCATTACCCATACTTGGCATGAATGTACCACCCATTGCCTTGAGTGCGCCTTTACCGGGATTTTCATTAATGGCTTGGCCGATGATAGTCGCTAACTCTTCACCGTTTTGACACCGTGTAGCATCAATTGCGATGATTTCACGGTCAAAGTCATCGGCTGTTTCACCTAACAAACCATCTAAGATAGATGTAGCAAGAGGGCCGGAAACACGGAAAGCAGTAGGCTGAACATCATTGTTATGCTTAACAACTACATAGTTGCTTTTTTCCATTTTGGGATTGAATGCTATTTGATTATCAAGCCAGTTACCACCGGGAAGATAACCTCCATCCATGTGAAACATCATATCAGCACTTGATGCTATACCGTAATATGATACAGCACAATGACGATATGGATGTGCTTTAGCAAATTCACCTTCATTGTTTGTGTTAATCGTAAGGATTGTTCCAAAATGGTCGCCGTAATGATAACCATGTTCGGGGCGTTGTGCCATACCGTATGTTGTACCCGAATCGTCACCGATGTTTGGAATACCTTGAGGTGGCGACCAATTCAATGTTGTTCGCCAATGGAAGCGTTGAGTACGAGATTGATATGTAGTGCTTGGAGGGCCGTATTCTCCATCGGGATTTTTAATTTCATTTGGTAAAAATTCACCCGATGGAACTTTACTCCAACTATTTCCTGTTGTTACAACATAACCGGGATGGGGTTCAGTTTCACCAAGCGTTCCAGTAGCCGTTTCATTGAATGGGAATGATTGACCCGGCCCGTATATCAAATAAGTTGTAAAGTAAGGTGTACTTGTTTTATGGTCAGTGTAGCGTGCAGTTTGATGCGGCATACGCATAACAAGTGGAATTGGTCGTTGTCGTACAATACCAGCCGTATATCGTGCTGATACATGTGCTGGATTACTTGAGTAATCAACAAGTGTGTTTAAATCTAAATCGGGCGACAACAGGCTGTCTTGATTAAATGCTGGTGAATTAATTGTACCCCGATGTTGGTTAAGGAATGGTGTGGCGGGGAAGAAAGCAAGTAATGCATTACAATCTACCATAGCATATGCTGTGCTGATTTCATTTGCATTTTGAATACCAGCCGTACCAGTTGGGCCTGTTGAATACGGATGCGTGTAAAATGAAGAGTAATCATTCTTTGACCCATCATTTACATCCAGTACGACACCACTAAATCCACCACCAAAGTATAACGGTACGCTATGGTCATTACTGTCATGTCCACCCTTGAAATAAGTAATTGGCTCGCTTTCAATACTACCGTACAAACGAATACCGCTAAAATGACCATCATTATGAATCATTAATAATCCATTATTGGTTAATGTTGAACCTGCTTGATATTCACCACGCCAAGCCTCATTTGCTTCTTGAATAAAAATTTGTAATCGTTTTAATGCTACTGCTGGATTTTGCTTTGGTGTGCCTAATGCTTGTTTGAGTGTACCGTGAAATATAGTCTTTTTATCTCCAAAAGAAAGTAACCTATCTCTATTTGTACCACTTACTGATAAAGTAGCACTTTCTACACCAGCGGGGATTAATAGTGCCGCAACAGAATTGGCTAATTCAAAAATACTGTTTGAACCATCCCATTTATTATAGATTACAGCCGTATTATCAAGGGCTGGTGTAATGTGGTCGCCACTCTTTCCTGTAAAACGAATACCCTTCAAATTATTTCGCCAGCGTTTTGTTGGTACTGGGTCATTGTATGAATCAACAAGTATTGGAGTTGGAGTATTTGCGTGATAACCACGAGCCTTTGTACGAATTTGTAAAACAGTATTTGGGATATATCCACATCCAAGATGCTTGTGATTATCATCAATATCCTCATCACTATACGGTTTATTTACAGTCACGCCTCCGTTTGATACTGTCCAATTTCCACTGGCAGACTTACTCAATTTTTGATATTCACCATATTCTAAATGGGGTGCGGCGATACCTAAATCACGATATACCTTAGCACTAAACATCTTTGAAAGTGGTCGTGCGCCACGCTGAGGATTATGCGCTCGGATTTTAATTGCATCTTCCGATATACCCCATTCCGAATATTTTCGGCCATCGGGCGCATACATATCACGACAATTAAACGATACACCTTCAATCACATTTGGATTATCTAAATTGATAGCGGCGGCAGTAACAGTGGCTAATAATTCATCAGTAATTAAAGTCGTCATGTTAAGGCGTGGTGAAATTAATCCACGAATTATATTGTTAGATGTTGCAGGTAATGTTTGAGAAGTAGCCGCCGTAGCCGCCGCCCCAAAACTGCTAAGATAATGGGAAATAGCAAATGATGCACCTCTCACTCCATAAAATACATGTGTACCAGTTGCACTATTTTGTGTTCGGCTTTCATAAGATACAGTATTTCCAAGTGAACCTTTTACTGTTAAACCTGCATCATAAAGAGGGTCGGTAATTTGTATAACACCGTTTTCTTTTGGAAAACCAAGATAACCAAGTATATCAGCAACATTATCAAAAGATGTGGTGGCTGTATGGAATGGATTTTCAAGTTGTACTGTAATCGTATCATTTGAACTATCCCATTTAATTTGAGAATCAACTCCTATACTTGGTGCATACATCCCTCTCCATTGATTACCACGCCACAATGCCTCAGTCATATCAGTTTGAGGTGTAAGACGACCTGTAGCATCACCAGCACCAATCATGTGCGCCCCAATCGTAAATCCACCTTGTCCTGCATCACGGTCATCAAAATAAATACAAATTTCTTCATCAATTGTAGATGGAATAGTTGTCAATTCATTTGCATACGGTGCATCCATTTCACGATATATGTAGCGTATTCCATACCCTGTACCACGATGGTCGGTGAAACGCAATCCGTATAATGTCGCATCACCAATTTTATCTTGTGCTAATTCAGTAGGATTAATATGAGTTGAATATGAATTATTGGCTGTAGGTGAAGTAGCACCGTATAGAGTAGTTTCACCATATCGCTTGTTAAATTCTATATCACCAATACGACCAAGCCCATATTTTCCAGCAATTGGTGAAAAACCGGGTACACCTGCTTCAACAAGCCCACCAAAATTAATTCGTGCTACAGCCTCCTTACCTGCTCTTAATCCCTTAACAAGAGCAGTAGAAGGACTTTGAGTTTCAAACGATTCTTCATTGACACTGTTATGTGAAATACCGCCAAGATGGGCTGAAATGTTTCGCCCAATTGGATTTGTTGTATCATCAGTTCTTGGTGCAATATCATGATTACTGGTAAATTGTTCACTTGTTTCTTCTTGTACGATGTATTCTCGTAAAGTGGTAACGGGTGCAAATGGTCGCCCATCTTTGTTAAGCGGCATTGGTGCAGGGTGCATATTTTCACCCATGATTTCATCGGGTTGCGCCCAAAAGTTTCGGAATCGGCCACCATGACCAATTAAAAATTGAGGTTGATATGAAGATTGACCTTTACTATTATCAAGCCAAACGCAGAAATTACGACCCGAAGCACCGGGTATTGTTGAATGGATAATGATTGAGAACCCTTCATTTCCATTAATGTCCTCAACAACTCGCCCAATATGCGCTCGTACATATCCCATATGTGAGCCTCTATCATGAGAATCAAATGCAATGTCACCATACCAAAACGGTGCAGGGTCATAAGTTGAACCTGTAGCGGCAAAATCAGCATTGATATGTGCTGATGTAGGGTCTTTGTTTTCATTAACAATATCTTGGCGTACACCAATTCGTGTAAGGTCAAGTCTTTCACTTTCACCCGGATATTGCTGTGATGGTCTGCGAGCATGTGTACGACCATTTGGTGCGCCACCTTGATTGATAAGTCGGACAATTTCTCGTGCCGCCGCTTCAATATCTGTTACTCCTTCCTTAACACCAACTTCACCTAAGTCAATAGACATACGACGCACGAAATCCATTTCACTCCAATGTTTCAAATGTTGAAGTCGGCTTTCTTCATGGTCGGCTAAGTCAAGAGTGATATTTCTTTTACCCTTTAAACAAAGATATGCTGAAATGACACGAGTACCATCGGGTGTATCAAAAAGCGTGCTTGAATCTTTCAAACTGTACAAATTAGGGTCTTGGTCTGCCCTGTATTTCTTTAATGCTGAAATTAAATTGTCGCCCTCTTTTTCTTTACGAATTAAATTATGTGCTTGGTTGGCGTAATATACTGATGATACGGCTTGTTGAACTCGTGGAAGGGTGTTGTCACCAACGGTATGTGTGTTAGATGTGCCTTCATGATACAAACCAGTGTGTACAAAGTGTCCGTGACCAGCACCACGCCTTGTAGGATTATTACCAAGAGTGAATGGATTTTCAAGTGTGTATTTTATTTGTGTATCAATAAGTGTGCTACCAAGTAAATCTTGAGAAATATTATTTGGAATATTATGTGCATACGCACTTTCAATAAATTTAGATTGTTGAGTTGAGCGCATGTAACGATTTTCTGTTGGGAAACCATTTGCTACATCTATTTGTGTAGTAAAGTAATGTGGCGCACCACCGTTTGTACTGATAAGGTATTTGTCAAGTTTAAGGTCGCCACCGTCATATGGAATGTTGCGTGTGTAACCAATTGAAGGTGTTGCCGCACTGGATTGAACTTGCATGTGTAAATCATGGAATGCAATAAATTCACGGTCATGTGCTACATCATATAACAAGACACGAGCGTGACCATCTGTTGAAAGATACGGGTCAATGTACGCTATTGTAGGTGCTTGCGTTGCATCAAGACCCATTGATTCGTAATTCATTTCAATGGTTTTATTGACATGTTGTGCAAAATTTTGTGCTGTTTCAAGACATGAATTTCCAATCAAGAAATTTTCAAGTGGAATTGAATCTCTTGGTCGCTCGGCTAATTGGCCTTGACCACCATTGAATCCTTTCCATACTAATGCGTCATTAAACACTCCACGACTTTTTGCGAATAACCCTTCAATAGCATGTGGATTATTCATTGTCATATTCATCCATACGGTGTCACCGTTTCGCAAACCACCTTGTGCATATGGGTAAAGCCAACTACGATTTAATACAGCATCATGGTCATCTTGTACAATACTTGCACTCCCAATACCTACTTTATCCGAAGCACTAATAGCCACAAGATTATTTGCGGTAAGTGTTACTTCTGTATTTCCACCCGTAATTTCATTTGATTCAACCTTTAACACCTCACCAATATATTCAATATCAGTTCCAGTTCCATCATCACGAAATAATTTGTCACCTTTACGAATATTCAATCCTATTGTATTTGCGTGTGCAAACCGTTTGTTAGCATTCGTAATTTCAATTGTAGTAGTTGTGCCTGCGCTATCAGTATTAACATATGTCCATTCTTCGTTTCCTGTAGCAAAGAAAACAGCCGTTTGAAGTTCTTGAGTTGTCATATCTTCGGGATTATCAAGTCCATTTAGAACATGCCCTGCACGCTTTAAAATAAAATCAGTGTTAAGGAATTCATCTACATTGTATGTTATATTACTTGGTATTTGAATTTGAATTGAATTTTTTCCACCGTTTGAATCTAACTTTCCATAGTAATGAACTTCAATTGGTGTATCAAGTAATATTTCACCAATAATCATCACATCTCCTTGTTCATTTACTGGTGAATTACTTGTATCTCGTGTAAATGGCGCATCGGGAAATAGCGTTGAATCTTCTAAAATAAGATTAACTAAACCACCACTAATATCATCTGCTTGTACAATCTTTGATTTTGCACGCTTTGTAATAGTGCGAGGGGCATGAGGATTAGCCAATGGGCCAGCCTTGAACTCAACGGCTGAAACATATTGACGCAATCCGTAGTCAAGATTACCACCTTGTGTCATCATGCTTCCAATGTCATAATAATACGGTGAACGGCCTTCGTAATCCGAAGATGGAAGTTCACTATCCGAAGAAAGAGGAAGAAGGGTTTCATTTCTAAATGAATCTATAAGATATATCTTAGAGCCAACTACTGCGCTAAAAGCAAATTTATCCGATATACCTTCGTGAAACCCGCCCGTACTATTGTGTGGAATATTCAAATATCCATCTACTGCTGGATTGTTGATGTAAAATGCCCAATCATCAGTATTGACAAATACACGGCGTACACGGCGTATATCTTCAATACCACCAAATGTACCTGTTGTAGTAGCATCGGGGAACATTTTTGGATGTGAAACATAAACATGGAAAAAATTACCAACAACATCAAACTTGGTAATTGTTGCTGAACTTACATGTTCTTTGTTGTTAATTGTATAGGTATAGGCTGAATTTTTAGACTTATCAGCCGCATCAATATCATCAGCACGACGACCTACTGGTGTTGGATTCCATGTATGTGCTGTATATGTTGCATCAATATGCAGTTTCATACTGTTATCCGGGCCGGGAAAAATACCAAGTTCAGTATGGTCAAAAAACTGCTGAGGGAATACAGGGATTTCCACCATTGCACGAGTGCTTGCAAATTGAGTGCCAAGTTGATAATCATGTGTTACAGTATCAAGAGATTGGAACAAACGGTCATTGAGCGTACTTCCATCTTGCGCCAATGAATCATTATCAAAATCTCCATCATTGTAAATGTAAATAGAAGTAAGATATGTGCCAGTTGATGATTGATTGATAATACCAGTAGCATTACACCACTCATGGAATGTATCGTAGGCTGTACCTGCACTGTCTAAATATTTCCGTGTTTGAATTGCTACACCTGTGCTTGTTTGTGAGAAATAAAATCCTGCACCTGTCTTTTCATCATACTCAGCACTTGCGCCATCACCAAGATATATTCGCCCTTTCTTTGGAAAACAGATTGTACCCCATGATTTCATATCGGGCGAGCCATTGTTTAATGGGCTTACACTCATGCTGTAGGGTAACGCACCTGTAGTTGCCGTGTGAACATTTCTTGCTTGTACAGCACAACTACGGCGAGTTGAACCCGGAAGGCGCATTAACGGGCTTGGGTCAAATGTTGGTTTAGTATTTACAGCACCTTGACCAGCCCCTCCCAGTGTTACTGTAACAACAGGTGAGTTAGGCTCTATTTCTTTGACTATGTGTGAGTCGGGCGAACCACTACCAATAACTGATACATTCTCATTCACGAAGGAATCTGCGATGCCCGTAGCCGTAATAATGACTGTACTCATGTTGCTTTCGGGGCTTTCATCCTTTGATATACCACGAATACGAGTACGACTCATCAAATACAATACGCTGGCAATATTTGGTATATCTCCTGCTTCGGTATATCGTAGCAAAGATAATTGATTACTCCTTAATTTATTTGAAGGCTGAATGAAAATCTTGCCCAAAATGCCTGCTTCATCTGTAATAATTACATTGTCAATGATGTTAAATGTTTCAAAAACACGAGAAGAATGTGTAGTTGGCCCAATATCAAATTCACCTGTAGCACTCTTATCAGTTGTAGGCTGGCGGGTTGATTTGCCTGCACCTTCGTCAAGTATTGTATCGGACTGGCTGGATGATAGCGATTCAATAACAACTCGGTGATATACAGAATCATGAACGCCCGAATTATGTGAACGGGCTATAGCGGTAGGTGGCGAGGCTGGTTCGGCATTTACATCGGCTACAGGAGTGTAAAGGGCTGGTGTACGGCTATAATCTAACTCAGTTTCACTTTCTTGCCCACCAGTATTATCACCAATGAGTGTGTGCGACTCTTGCATGAGCGAGCCGTAGCCACTAATTGCATTTGTAAGGTAAATCACACCACCGGGCGAATACAGCGTACAATTAGCAATATCAGCATTGATAACATCAAGCACTCGTGTACCGCTTCCTAAGTCAAACGAGCCTGCTGGTACAGTCTTTTCTACCATCAACATTGGTGTTGCGACACCCATACTTGCACCAGTCATATCAATAGCGTTGTAATGAATTTCAACAAATGGCGCAAGGTTATGTGAAGTCTTAAGGTCGGGTACATGAAGCAGTGCAATACGGCTTTCTGTTTCGGGAATAAGATGATACAGTCGGTTATTCTCATTAATATCACCAACTTCGGGTACTGGCCCTTTAAGCATAAATGGTGCATATTTGAAATTTGTACCACCAATAGCAATCATTTCCTTGACACTGGCTGGTAGCCCATTATCTACCACTGCTGTAACGCTGGATGAGTTTTCAATCCGAGCAATCGGTGCTTCCAAAGTTTCAGTGTAAAAATCAACTAATGAATTCATAGTGAACATTTCATCAATGTTACGGGTATTAGAATCGTATGCCATCTGTACAATATCGGCTGAACCATCAGCCTGCTGGTCAATTGTAATTTCAGTAGGTTTTGGATAGCGGCGCATATACTCATGCCCGATGATATGGGAATAAGTATGTCGCCCACTGTGACCAACTTGGAAGAGTGTGTCAAGGCTTGAAGGCCAAACTACAGCAAATGGATTGTTAGGGTCGTCTGTAGTAGTTGCCATACGGCTTGAATATACGAAACCATGATTATTTATGTCGCTTTCATCAAGCACCATCTGTCCTGTTTTGTCAAAAATTTGTGTACCATAATGAGGTGGTTGGTATGGTTTTCCTGTACCGTTATCAATAAGTAAGTCAGCACCGACCACTACAAAGTAATTATCTACATCAGTAGTTCGTGAATGAAGCACTCCACGAAGGCCACCTGTACCATTAATGAAGTCAATATGAATACTTGATACAGTCATGACACCAGTGCTTCCATTGATGCTATGAAGTCGCACCCTTTCGGGTGGGGATTGATTAGGCTTCTGTGTGTTACGATTAATCGCACCGGGATTGATAAGAAGATTATACGGAGTGTGCGCTACAGCAATAGTTGTTGGAGTACCTTGATTTGTATAGTAATCAACAACCTTGTAGTTACCCATGCTGTATGGTGAAGCAGTAAAATCAGTTGTTGGATTACTTGAATCGTAGGCTTTACCCGTTAATCGTGCAATTAATGCTTGAGCATCAGTGGTTGGAATTGTGATTGTTGTACCACCACTTGAGCCGTAGGCAGTGAACTCGTATGTTTCTTCAATAACATCAATAGGTTCTTCAAAACGGAATAAAGCCGATGTTGTTTTACCTTTTACAGCCATAGATGGAACAAGCATATTCTCATCAAATTCATTTGAAAAGTGAATAGCCTCTACAGCCCCACGAAATTGTCCACCTTTACCACCAAGATATACTTGGTCTGTAGAGCGTGCAAGACGAGTTTCGGGTGGTATATCTTGTTGTGATACGATTTCTCCATTGATGGCTAAGAAAACACGACTCTTTGTAATTCCAGCCACAACATGATATAGTGGCCGATTCTTAAAATTCAAATTTGTAGCATCACCATAATTACCTGTGTCGTATCGGTTATATGAATCATGAATACCCCCGTAATTTTGTTGAGGATAAACAATCCCATCCCATCGTGTACCAGTGTCATATGCCGATGCTAAACGGAACACTGATGGGCCAGCATTAGATTCAACATAAACTGTAAATACAGCAGGGCCGGGTGTATCTACTGTGCCTATCTCAAGAGTAAATTGCCCTTCACGGTGAGCAATTATACCACCACAATCGGGTACGACCCATGTTTCAATTACAAAATCTGTAATTGTTTTACTATTAATTGAAACAATATCGCCTTGCCCTTGAAGGGTTTGAGTCATTACTTTTGTACCATTAGAATCAGCAACACCTGTTTTCGTAAAGCGACCTTGAGGTATAATGACCGAATCGCTTACGCCATCAAAGAAGAAAGCGTGACTACTACGACCAATTGCAACCATATTATCACATCAAAATATCCAATCAATAGGTGCAAAGTTAATCGTGTATGAATAAATAGGCTCACCGCCAAGTTGAACAAATGTAGCATTAACTACAGTGCCTTTAATACCAGTATATTCGGAATCATATGGTTTAAATGATGTACCAGTAGGAAGAGCATTATCAGCCGTTTTATCTACTGTAGTCATTAAACCACCAGTGGGCATGTAATAAATAGATTCATTTGAATTTGTTTTAGAAGTAAAAGGAATTTGAATACCAATAATATAATCGCCATATTTAGCATCAGCAACAACCATAGTAGTTAATATTCCACCAGCACCTCCTGCTAATAAAAGTCCAGCAGTTCCTCCCGAAGCAATTAAACCAGCCCCAAAAGCACCAGCCCCTAATGCACCTATTCCCACAGCACCACCACCACCATTGTTACTGTTATTTAAAACAGCAAACAACTCAGCCACTTTATCACCTGCACTTTTATTTCGTATATTAGGTGAATCTGCACCACCCGAAAACAGGGTGTACAGTGGTTTATACACTCCTTCACCTTTAGGCCATGTGCTAAATGAAGGATGTGGTATATTTCCACTTTTACCTAACAGAACTTGAGTAAGGGTAACAGAAACATTTGTTTCACCGTCAATTGGTGAATTAATGACTTCTGCATTCATGTTAAATGTTCCAGCATAATTGTTAATCAATGCGGCAAAATTAGTTGCCATTTGATTAGCGGTAAGTAATGATGTACCATCATGTACAGCAAAATAATATCTTCCACCACTTAAACCATAATTAGATGTAGATTTTGCTATCCAAACCTCATATGTATTATTGATTTTAATTGCATAATCCGCTTCACTTATTACATCTGTAGTCATTCCACTTACTAAATTGTGAGCATATGCATTCCAACGAACTGTTGAATCAACAGTTTCACCTTGACCTCTTGAAAAATCAATAAGTGCGCTTGCTTCCTGTTGGGTATCTAAATTTATTAAATCATCATCAGTCATTACACCTTCAATCGTAATGAGGGATTTAGGAAGATTAAGGTCAAATGCAAATCGTGAACCACCAGTAAAAGGCATAGTATGAGGTGTAACGCCTCTATCTACATTCATTGTAAGCGTAGTAGCCATTAGTTCAATAATCCCGCCATCATTGCGTACAAGACGAATTGGTGTACCCATCAGTATCGCCCCCTCATTGTTGAACCACCAATGTTTCGTGCCATCTCTTGTTGTATCATGTTGCCAATCTCACGAGCGAGCGCACGCTTATCTGTACGGTCTGTAATACCCGATGCATTAACATTAATGTTGAATGTACTCCCTTTACCACCAAAGCCCATTTCGCCTGCTTTTTCAAGCGGCACTACTGCTTCTCTACCCGAAGCGTTGTCACCCAAAAGAGCAAGTGTAGGGCCATTTACAATACCACCCTTAGCCAGTGCTGGAATACTCCAATCCGATAAATCAAACCCAATATCAAATGGGTCAAGACCGGGCAAATCAATGGTCTTAGAGAAACTAAATGAAGCGAAAAAATCATTTATTAACGAAACAAGTCCATTAATTGGGAATTTTAAAACACCCGCTAAACCATTTCCTAAGTCAGTAAAAAATCCAGTTAAAGAAGTTGCAACATTTGCTAATGTACCCACTGGGTCGGTAAGCAAATCCCATCCAAAACCAACAAGGTCAATCCCAAAATCAATTATATCACCAATAGATATACCAACTAAACCATTGAGTATATCAAGAATAAATTTGAATGGTTGAGGTAAAGTACCAATCACAAAATCAATTCTATCACCGATACTAAATCCTGCAAATGCACCTTCTCCGACAAAGAAATTAACAATCTCCGTTAGCCAATCGGGTAATGTAAAAGAAAAGACATTTTCCCAATTTGGTAAATCAAAAGTAAATAAATCAGTCCAGTAAGCCGTAGTGAACATTTCGGGCATCGTGAAACTAAATACGCTATCCCAATCGGGCATACTGAAATCAAATAAATCAGTCCAATATGCCTTAGTCAAAATTTCGGGCGTATCGGGTAACATATCCCATAAGGCTGTTGCCCATTCATCAATTGTAATACCTATACCACTAAATAATTCAGCCCACCAATCTATTGTTAATACCGCAGGCATATCGGGTAACATATCAAAAAAGCCACTGAAAAATGCTATTGTAGTTTCACCGATTGCGGTTAAAACTGTATCAAAACCATTTTTGATATTCTCCCAAGAAAGATTATTAATAGCATCACTCATTGGTTGAATAACTGTATCGTAAAACCACTTTCCTAAATTTTTCAACGCATCAATCGCCATTTGGCCTGCGGCTTTGAAACCCGGCCCTATCTGTGATACCATGCTGGACATGGATGACAGCATGGAAATCAATGACATTTTCTCACTCCCAATCTAAAAATGAATAATCTAATCCTACGACTTCCCTATCCCCACTCTTCGCCTGTTGTTTCTTACGCTCAATCTCCTTATTGTTCTCTTCGGTTGAAACAATTGCCCACACGAGTGATTGCTTGAATAAGTGAGGTGGCATTGAATAAACTTCTAAGAGCGATATACTGAAATGTTTAGCGATAATGTAAGCCCAAAGTTCAATTTGACTTTCAAAATCCTCCACACTATCGTACTTTTCTTTCTTTAGAAATTTTTCAACTCTCACTCGGTGGGCTTGGTAAAACCCCCCTGCAAAGCCTCCGCCATTTCTTGTGGCTGTGGGAGAATCTTACACACTTGTTCACCGATGTACCCCTTAAGGGATAATAATTCTTTTACTGATAAATCGGGATTTGTTTTTGTAATCCAATTGGAGAAAGCGAATTGCCAATAGCCTGCCAAATCAAGTGTTACATCACCTTTTTCCACACGAAGCATTTGTTGTGCGGCGGCTTGAATGTCAAGGAAGGATATGTCTCGTACCCATACCTCTATGACCTGTGTATCGTCATTAGGGTCAATCCTAATTTCGTGCTTGGTCGTTTCATTGTTCGTCAATAACAGGCTCTTGTTCGTCACTATTGTTTTCGTCATTTATTTCCTCTCCAATGGATGCGGCTACCTCTTCGGTAGGGGCTTCCGAATCACCTTCAAGGGCTACCTCTTCGGTAGGGCTTTCCGGTGCTTCTTCGGGAATGATACCTTCATCATTTTGTTTTAATCGTAAAATAATTTCAGCCTTCGTACCATATACTGGTAGTCCACGCTCTTTGCATAAGTCACGCAATTCTGCAACAGTAAGTGCATCATATTGCTGTATATCAGCAGGGAATGGATTTACTACTTCTTCTTCAATTAACTGTACTGGTTTTTCAGCAGGGGCGGTGTCCATCAATGATTTGACATATGCATGTATGGCATGGTTGTTTAACTCAGCCATATCATCACTATACTCCACTCCATTTACAGTACATACCCACTGAGCATATCCTTGTGCGCCAAGCCTTCGGTACTTGTTTAGTGAAGTTTTCATGATAACACCTCAGTATTTTGGAATAGTATCTCGTGCAATAACCTTGATGGTTTTTGGCATGATTTTGAGTTGTGACTTCATTGCACCTTTATCTTCGGGAATTTGTAATGGTGCTTCTGTAATCACATAATCATCAATAATCAACAGCATACGCTCAGTTTGGCCTGTGGTAGTTGTTTTCTCAAAGTCAATGCGAATTTGATTAGCAGTTGAAGCATCAGCGTTAGTGCTGTACATTTGTGCTGAACGCATTTCGTGGAAGAAAATTGGGTCATCAACAATAATTTCCATACTCATGTCGTAAGTTGTTTGACCTTCAACCATGAGTGAAGTGTTTCGTGAGCCACCAAATGGTACTTGTTCTGTTGCACTACTAACGCTGTTTTGTCCTTTTATGACATGGAATGATTGCATACCCATTTGTCCAGTTAAAGTAAAGTTCAACACTTGAGCAACTTGAACACCAGCCATGTTGATTGTACCGTTATAGAACATAAATGGTTTTTGAGTGCATGGCGCGATACCGGAAACAAATCGTTTTGTGTCTGTATTTGCTGTGTCATCAAACATACGATGAGCGGCGTATCGGGTAATTGGTGTTCCTTCTAAACGGCCTGTATCAGTATAACATAATGCTGAATTAAAATTCACAGCCAAGCGAAGAGCGGCATCATTGTCAGTTGTAAGGGTGAAATCAGTGACTTTACATCCACGAAATACACGAGATAACTCTTTTGAGTCTGTAGCACTACCATCAGTTGCACCTTCTCCCGAATCTACATTTAAACGGCGTTGTGAAACTTCAAGACTGAATGAAGGTTGATATGTGTTTGTGTACAGCAAGTGTGTTACAGCATTACTAATCACAGCAGATGAAGATACTGCTGGTGGATTTGTACCCGATACTGCCCAATCGTAAAGATACACAGTAGTACCAGCGGCATGAGAATAAAGAAGTGGCTCATCAAGATACAATTTACTTGTGCCATCTTTACCAATAATTCTTCGTACTTCTGTTTTATCAGCATTATCAAAGGCAATACTGGCAAAAGTACCAGCCCATGAGCCTCCATCAGCCTCATGAGTTGTTGTAACTGGAACTTCATTTGTATCTACAATAACCAAATACATATCCTTATTGTTAGCAACATTGGATGCATCATCTAAGATTAAAAAGGATTGACCTGCTTCTGCGGCATTACCACTGGTAATAGCGGTTTGATAACCTGCATCGGGTGCGGTAGTTGCGGCTACAACTTCTCCACCAAGACAATATTTGAGCCAACGAGCAGAATGCATGGCTACCTCAAATGAGCCACCTTCGGTAATGAATTTACCCGGCACTTGAACACTGGTATCTCGGCCAAGACCGACAACATGGAAACGCTTCAAATCTACTTTTGTTTCGGGTACAGTAAGTGCGTTTGCAATACCTAAAAATTGGTCTGTAAGCACTGATTCAGTTCCCGAACCTTGAGTCATTGCATTATCAAAAGGGGGTGTTCTGTAAGGAAGAATATGTAGGTTAATTCCCGATTGATTGTATGTAGTAGCAGTTGAAAGCATCTTAGGTGAAATTTTAATTGTGTTACCTTGTTGATACACGATAGTAAAAACACCAGCCGTATCATTAGCATTAAGGTCGCTTCCTGTTTGTGAAAATTTAACTTGAGAGCCAACTAACATACCACGAGGATATTTTAGTTCATATGTGTCGGGTGAACCCGATACAGTTTCAAAAATAGTTGTATTGCCGTTTGCAGGGCCACTTACACCAGCAAATACAATGATTGAATGGTCGTCGCCGTGACTAATTGTAAAATTAGAGTCGGCATTTGCACTAATTGACAATCCCACCTCCGGTGCAAATGACACTTCTGCTAAATCACCCTTGTACACTGTTGCTGGCATTTTATTTCACCTACGGTATTAGTTCTGCTAAAATTACGACTTCAATTTGGAATGTCATACGAAAAAGAAATTTACTTCGGTCACTCAAATCAGTACGAGTTTTGAATACAAGACGGTCAAAATTTGAGCCATCACCTTTCCTCTTTGTATGTATCACCCTCCGCACTTCGTTCTCAAGAGCCTGTAAATGCTTACGCCCCTTAACTGTTCTCACATCAACCGTGATATTTATGCGTGTCGTTACGAAGTCGTAAAACAATTCGGGTGCTTCTTCATTGTGAGCGGTTTCATATACCATGACATAATCATGTTTTTCAAGGTCAAGACGCTTTCCATGCTCGGCTGTAGTATCAGCAATATCAATCACTACAGGGCGATAATTACTGGTATTCGCTCTATTCCAGTCGTTTTGAAAAAGTCCAATAACAACATCAAGGGCTTCTGTCCAAGTTGCTGTCATTAGATTCCCTCCTTTTCAATGATTTTCTTAAAGTCAATAGGGATGAAAAAACCGTTGTCATATCGTAAATTAAATCGCTCAAGGTCGGGATTTTGCCGTAACATGGCTTTATCCGTAGCATCTTGAATCAATTTAAGTTCAATTTCTGTAGCAGGTTGTCCTGTTGAATTGTTGATTGGATAACCGTCTTGAATGGTAAATCCCTTAGCACCCGCCTCAATGCGTTCCATTTGCTCACGAAACGAGGCTGGTTGAGTCGTAAATTGCTCATGAAATTGCTGTTGCATCATTTTATCCTTCTTGAAAAGTTCATCAATAACTCGTTGATGAATACCTTCACCTTCACGCATGAAGTCACGCTGATTCACTCAAACACCACCAATTCAACATATTTTGGTAGGGTTCGCTCAATCTCGGCTTGGTACAATTGTACCTTGCTGGCGAGGTCAATATTTTGAGTTCCTTCGGGAATGAGTACACTGCGGTCATCAGCCATCAGTAACTCTATGGCAACCATCTTTGTACAAATATCTTCAATGGCTTTTTCCACATATCGCTCACCATAAATGTATGCCACCTTAACAGCATTCCATTCAAAGAACGGATAAGAGTTGTTGAAGTAAATAATACCCATCTCATGGTCAAGCCACCAATCACGAAGGCGACCATTATCACCACTGCTTGAACCTCCTTGTAAATCAACAAGGAAAGAATGCTGAGTAATTGTTCCACTGGATGGTAGGCTACCCGTAACTACTACACATCCAGTAAATGTTGTAGCAGTTTTTGCGGTGTAGCGGAATACATTTGTGCCATCAGTAGCAACACCAGCATTTACGAAATCAGTTGTATCAGCCACAGTAATTGTACCACCGACCTCAGCCGATGCGGTAGTTGAGGCTAATTGAGTTTGTGAAATTTCAATGTCAGTGCTATCAGCGACAATGCTACAAACCTCTCCTGCTTTAACAGCACGCATAGAAGTAACCTTCACGATTCCAGTACCATAATCAGCGTTACAAGATGCAAGGAATTCATTATGAACACCCACATTTGATGTAGAGCCTTCTAAAGTAAATGCTGGTGAAAATTCTACAGCGACTTTATTCACCCTGTCCTCCTTGTTAATGAGGTCAGTAAAATTTTGAGCAACAGTTGTTGAATCAAAATCGGCTCGCCATTGTCCTGTTCCACTACCTGCGGTAAGAGTGGCAACACTTCCATTACCCGGTGAAAGATACACACTTTTACCACTTAATGAAGTTACATCATCAAATTTGATGCGTGCTTCTGCGGCGGCAATCTCACGATAATCATCACCTTGCCATAATTCAATACGAAGCATTTGTTGTATGTTACGGAATAAGAGTGGTGTCGTACCAACATAATCAGTATAATATCGTCGTCGGTAAGGCTTGTATGTATCAAAATTGATGAATTCTGCGGCCACCAAATATGGTCGCCAAGCATTGCGTGTCAAATTATCAATGCGGTCTTGCATCTTGAGGATGATATGTTCAACCTTAGCCTTTGTCATACCACGAGTTCGCCCATTAGTAAAGGATGCTTGATTTTGCACATATCCATTATCTGCTATTTCAAAATCTGTAGTTGTAATTGTACCATCAACGGTAAGTTTTACATGACCTGTTTTACTACCAGCCCCTCTTCCAATGGCTGTAATCGCTAAATCTTCTTGGCCGAAGGGGTCAGCATCGCTGTAAATACGGATTTTGTCGCCTACGCTAAAACCTACTTGACGAAATTCATTGCCTGTAATATACACAGCATCACTATCAGCATCAGCACTCATAAGGATAGCATCTTGTGGGCCAATGTCCAACAGGTCAGCGACTTGTTGGGCGGTGCAGTACACAACAGCAGTAGGGTCAAGAGGCCGAGTTTCCGGCTCACCGGGACTGAACACTACTGGCATACATCAAACCCCCTCACTGCATTTCATCTTCGCATTGCTCACAAAGAGTGTTATCTTGTGGCCCCATTTCATTAGAACCATAATACATCATTGGTTCGGTTGGCCTTCCACACTTAGCGCATGGAACTTTTGGTGGGTTAAAAAAATCTCTTTTCAACAAACTCCAAGCATCACGCATAGCAACATCACGAGAGGTCATGATGCGGCGGAGGTGTTCAGCCTCAGCATCGGGATTAAACTCTTCATCCTCATCCTCTTGTGGTGGGAGTGTTTGGCGAAGTCTGCCCTGCTCGTCAAAGAGGTTTCCACCTCGCAACTGTTCAATAGACTCCGGCAACTGAGGTTTTTCAGCCTCCATATCCGGCTCACTCAGCGGCTCTTCTAATTCTTGCCCCTCAAATGGCATACGCTCGCCCATGAACTTGAGGCCATGCTCTTCGGGGTTGGCTACAGCCTCACGCATGAGAGCGTCACGAGCCTGTGTGAACTGCTCACCTGTAGCATCCCCACCAGCCTGTCGTATAACAGAAGCGGCTTTTTTGTTTGCCCATTGTTGCAAACGCATTTCTTCACCATCTTCTGTCAAAACCTTTTGACGATGTGGCCGTAATTGTTTAATTAAAATTTTACCCATAATAATTCACAACCTTTTCTTTTCGTCACGATGTCCTAAGTTATATTCCATAGGTTTTTCACATGCGCCACAGGTGGCTCTCCATAAGAAATGAAGGAAGCCACAGTGTACGCACCGTGTTCCTGCACCAATGTTAAGTATATCACCTATATCTTGATTACGGTTACGCTGTGATTGTGTAATCCCTGCCAGTGGCCTATCAGTATTTGTGACGACATCGCCACCATATTCATAGTCAGCCTTACGACCTTGCTTACTCGCTCTTGTGATGTCACTTAGGTCAATGTTTCTAACATCAAAGCCCACTTAACCACCTCAAGGAACGGTGGTATAGACAATAAAGATGTTTCCAAGCACCGTGACTGGTTCTGCTGAAACTAATGTAGTACCAACTAAACCCGCAGATTCAGTAGTAATAAGTGTGCCTAATGCGCCAATATCACTGAACTCCTTAGGCGAATAAGGGCCAAGCACTGTCACTGTAGGACTCACTGCCAAGAGGAATCACCTCAAGCACGACGACCAATAGCAATGAATGTACCTGCTTGAGTCACTGCACTATCTGCAAGGGTAGCATTAGCCAATCCGCCTGCAATACGAAGAGCAGTGCCATCAATACGCACTTGTGGATTAACCATTACCTCTTGAGTTGGTGGTGTTGCACCTGTGTCTGTGATAACTTCTGCCGCCAATGCACCACTTGCATTTACACCAGCAAAGTCAATTTCCGAAAGGAAACTACTCAAATCAATGTAGTTATCTCCGGCATCATAAGTGCCTGTGATAATCATTCTGTCACCAAATACTGTTGGTCTGCTGTCAATTGTTACGCCTGTTGAAACTTCGCCTGCCATATTTTTTCACCTCATTCTGTTTGTGTTAAATGTTCCTCTACAAGAGCGAGAGCGGCGGTTTTTGTTAAGTAACCACTGCCCCTATCTACACCGTTATCATCAAGCCATTTAAGGATGTCCTTTCGTGACCACCCATTGTCGGGGATGCCGTCATTGCCACCATCTACGGTGACTCCTTCATCCCCAACAATGAGAAAGTGCTTTGCTGGTAATGAGTGTCGCCACTCATTTAGCCACTCTTGTGTAACTTCTACTTCCTCACCACGAATCCACGAGGCGGAAATATCACGCCTACGCCTTTCGTAGAAAGGGCCAGTGAAAGTTACCGAAGGCATTTAACACACCTCAGTGGTATAGAACCATCAATTGGCTTGTTCCTGTGTGCGTACCGGATGATTCAAGGGTAATTGTCTTACCGCTAAAGTTCAATCCGAGTGTTTGAGCCGCATTTGCAACACCGCTTGTTACTACTGCTGAGAGAATGGTTGCATCTCGTGCATCCGTAACACCCTCAGTCAAGATGATGGTTTCAGCATCAGCCGCATCGGTGATGGTAATCAAAGCCATCTTTGGTGCGGCATCGTAGCCGTTTGCACCATCAGCGTTGGATGCGTTGAAAGTACCCGGCCCACCACCGGGATAGGTAACATCAGCCGCACCGTCAAGCCATTCAGTAGTGTCTTGTGAACCCGCTCGGAGTTCCCAAGCACCAACAAGTGCCGTAGTCGCAGTTCCAGTTAATACAAGTTCTTTTGCCATATTTTTTCACCTCTATGTTTTTTTTCAACCTCACTTTAGGTCACGGATTGAACCGTGTCCACCAAAGAAAGTAGTCCAAAGTTCACCCATAGTGCGGTACATACCTTCTTGTCCAAGTCGGTTGATTGCAAATGGGTCGCCTGTTTCAATACCACTCTCAAAGTATTGGGTTGGAATTGCTGTGCTAAAGTACATGTAGTCAGTGTCAAGGAAATACATACGGCTCAAAGTGTCGGTTTGAACATCCTTTGATGGGATGATTGGAACACCGTTGTATGTAGCAACGATAAATCCAGCCTCAACACCGGGAACACCCTTCACACCGTTGTAGGTTGGCGTAACACGCTTCTCTTCCATGAATCGCTGTTGGCTTTGAAGGAGTTGTTGCAAGCGCATCAAAGTGTCGTAACCAGTAAGGATAACCTTTGGATTTCCACCACGAGTCCATGTCTTTTGGAACAAGTCGTCAAGTTGGTCAAGTGAAAGGTTTCGGTCTGTACCGGAGTTTTGGTTGTGTTCTGCAAGTGACCATGAGTTTGCACTTCGGTCAATGGAGTAAATGTCCTCGTCTGTACCAGCAGATGCACCAACAGTTACACGGTCAATGGATTCAAAGTTGTTACCAGCCGCAGTTGCTTTGTCAGTAGTAAGCATCTTGTTGATGTGTTCTGCGTGGTGCTTACCCATTTCTTCTTTCAACACTGCACGAATGTCGCCAAGTCCGTCATCTTTGTCGGAAAGGAACATTGCGGTTTCGCTCATGTCAAAGGTGTGAACAACAGTCTTTGGTTTTGCGGCAATGTGTTGGAAGGTTGGTTTGGTTGTGTCGGGAAGGGTTGCGTTCTCAGCAACACCGCCACCAACAGTAAAGGAAGGGCGTGCAGTAATAACTCGCCATCCACTGCGTTCCCACGGTCGCTTTGGTAGGATGCTGAATGCGTTGAACTCTTGGTTCAATTGTGACCAAACTTTGCGCCCATAGATTGCTTGGTATGTACCAGCAGTTGTGGACAACATTGGTGCGTCAGCCTTGAGCAACTCGCTACCGGAGTAGGAGTAGCCCATAGCGTTACCTGCGCCATAGTAGTACCGTTCCATGTCTGTAATATTTCGGATATAATCTCGTGCCATCTTTTTTCACCTCTATAATTTTATTTATTCCCCTCGCAATGTTCGGTGGGCAAGGGCGTGGACTTCATCCCAACCCATGTTTGCCAAGTCTTGCGTAGAGGGAACATCAATGTTACTGAATGACTTTTGGATGGTAGCAGATTCAATGCCACTTCCAAGATTGTCAATTCGCTCGGATAGTGCTTCAATGGACTTCACGATTTCCGACAAAGGTGCTCGTGCGTCAAAGGCGGCTTTCTCAGCCTCAGCCTTTGCAACTTCCATTTCACCGTTAAAACGGTTTGCGAATTGTGTTTCAAGGTCAGTTCGGAAAGATTGTTCCAAAGCGGCGGCTTTGTACACTTCGTAAGCGGCTTCAATATCAGCGTCGCTCACACTTTCTGCGTTAAGGTAGCCTTTGGACAACTTTGCTTCTCCGAGTGCGCCAGCAGGTGTCTTACCACCGCTTGAGGTCACTGCGTTGATTGCACCAGTTGAAGGTGAACCCATTTCTTGTCCACGACCACGAACTTGTCCGGCGAAGTAATCTGCGCCATCCACTGCGTCGGGGTTGTCAAATCCACCAAGTTGAGCCTTTTCCAAGTTATCAAAGTGGTTTCGTGCGGCATCCATATCAACACCAGCAGACTTGAGGGTGTTTTCCATCCAGTTCAAGTATTCTGCTGAGATGACATCGCTGTACTCTTCGCTCTTTTCCATTTCCATTTCATCACCTTTTTCGGTTTTCTTTTCTTCTTTGTCTGCACCCTTTGGCTCTTCTTTCATGGCTTCTTTAAGAGCAGGAGGCATTTCCCCCTTCTCCATTGCATCCAATCGTGCTTCAAGGCGTGACATAATCTCGTTCAAACTGTTTTCTTCTGTCATGTTTGTGTCCTCCTTAAGTATGCGAAATTGTGCTTCGGGGTTGATACCCTTCTCACAAATCGTCACCTCATGCAATTCCATTTTTGAAATCTCTTGGTAGTCGCCTTTTTCCACATCGGACTTTCGCACTCTCTTGAATGCTTGGCCTCCAATGGAGAATCCACGAAGGTTGCCCTTGCGGATTTCAGCGGCTACTTCACGAGCCTTCTCAATATCATTGCGGAGTTTTACTACGACGAACATTCCGGTGTCATCCACTTCGGATTTCCACATTCGCCCATTTGTATCAATGTAACTGTCAATCACTTCACCAACTTGAATGTTGGAGTGTGCCAGTTGCACATTTCGGTACTTCTCACTCTTCATAAAGCCGTCAAAGGCATCTCGCAAAGCACCACGAGTAATTAGGTCGCCTTGCTTATCCACAAGTTCAACCGATGCGTAACCAGCAACAACCAAGTCGTTACTACTCTTGAGAAGAGTAATACCGTCATTGGGTCGTTGCACTGTGAGCATTAATTCTCCGACTTACTGTAATAGTATTTATAGGCATCGTCATTGACGAGAAGCGATTGGCTGGTCATTGTCATAGTCTATAGAGTAATTTTCACCCTCGTCTGTTGTGACCTTAATGTGATTCAGTCGCTCTTTTTCTTCTTCTTTTCTTTTACCAGTATTTACTTTATCTCCATCGTAATCGGGAAGGTTAGCCTCATCAGTTAATTTAGTAGGGCCGTGTGGTGATTCTTGAGGTGTTCCTACATCAATTCCAAGACCTTTTGGCCCTGTCCATGTCAATTTTTCTTTACTAATTTTGTCTAATGCACGCTCAATAAGTTGCAGTGCTTTCTTTGTTTGATTCGGTTTGAGAATTCGCTCTTCATCATCTTCTTCAAGAATACCTGCACTTTCTTCTTCCATTTGCTCTTTTGTGGGTTTCTTTGGCATATCAAGTTCCGATTCTTTTGAAACATATCCTTTCATCATTAAGGGTGCTACAGCCGACCAAAATGGCATAAGACTTTCAGCCAGTATTACTGGATAGTCCGATTTGAGCATATCTCCCATTGTACTCTTTGGGGAATGAATGCACCATACACCCTCCATATCTTCAATTTCGTATTTTACTACATCAACATCTTTCAAAACAATTTGAAGTTGATTATTTTGAATTTCAATATCATGTGGAATTAAAATAGGGCTGAAAGATTTTGTCATGAGGTCAAGAGATTCTGTGCTGGCCGCACCTTCACCTTCACCTTGACTTTCAATTTCTTTGACTTGTACATTATACACTGGGCGATTTTTACGATTTTTCTTTGAAATACCCGTAATAGATGCACGAACAATGTCACCAACTTTG